TTGAATAGTAAAATCAAAACTATCTTGCTTAGTAACACGCAGTCCATCAAGTAATTTCCAATTTTTAGTTTCAAACTCGACTTCTTCCGCCTTTTTTCCTTCGTCCTTCCATGTCTGCTTAAGTTTATCCAGCATTGCTTCCTGCGCTACACTATCTACTGTAAAACCGTAAGAGCATGTTGAAACCACATTAAACATGCCGTCTTCCTTAGCACTTCCAAGAGATAATTCGCAAGTCAAATGGATTTTCTCACCGGGTAACTCATCTGATATTTTCGGTCTTAATCTCACAAAATCAATAAAATGCCCCGTATAATCATTTGCCGGAAATATTTCTCTGTTTTTTTCTTCACCAAGCGGTTTTCCTGTAACCAAATCGTTGATTACGAAATTTTCAGTGGTAACATACATGGTGGTATCTGTTATATTTTCTACATTTACTTCCAATTGATAATTTTTCAAGGGAAAGTTTTCGACGTCTTTGATATGAATTGGAATACAACTTAAACGTTGTTTTAAAACCTCATTATTTAGACGACTTGTGTTAGCCATAATATTTGCTTTATTTTGTTCATGGGGACTAGTTCTAAATACGATCAACGGAATGTCCGATAGTATAGTTCTTCTGATAGCATTTGCCAAACTCACATTTACCCCACTTAAGGTAAACAAAAGCATTTCATCATTATGTTTAGAATTTAGTTCAACTTTGGGATTCATAGTATAGTATCTAATAATACTTTATATTTAAATTGTATAATTTAAATCAATTTTTTTACTTGTTTTTAAAAATAAATAAAAATAAATTAAAATTTATAAAAAAATGAGTTAAATATTTCATTCGATTAACTAATTATAGAATAAATGAGTACAATTTTATATTATAGTAAATTTTGTGAACACTCGAATAAACTTTTACAAACATTGTCAAAGTCGGGCGCCCAGAAAGATATACATTTTATATGTATTGACAAAAGGATTAAGGACTCTAATAATAAAATGTTTATTGTTTTAGAAAATGGACAAAAAATAATTATGCCTGAAAATGTGAATCGTGTTCCCGCACTGCTTTTATTGAATCAGAATTATCAAGTGCTTTATGGTGAGGCAATTTTAAACCATTTGAAACCTGCGCAACAGGTTGCTGTTAAAAAAGCCACGCAAAATAATATGGAACCTATGGCGTTTTCATTTGGTGGTGGTGGTTTTGGTGACATTGTTTCAGACGCGTATAGTTTTTTGGATCAGGGTGCCGAAGAATTAGAGGCGAAAGGTAATGGAGGTATGCGTCAAATGCACAACTATGTTGATTTGAATTATTCGGATAATATATCTACTCCTGGTGATGACCACGATTATAAAGGTTCAAATAAAATATCTGGTGATTTAACAGTTGAACAATTACAACAACAGAGAGAATCTGAATTACAGAAAATTACTGGTAATAAACCTCCAATGAAATTTTAAAAATACCAATATTGTAATTAATTAATATTTAATAAAATATATTTAAAAATAAAAATATAATTTATTTACACAATGAATAATATTCTTACCGCTTTTAATGATCATTTTATCGATTTTGTTTCTGACATCCAAAGTGTTTTTCCAAATGATCCAGATATTTTAGCAACTAAAAACGCACTATCGGCCGTTAGAAAGGCCAATCCGAAAATGATTGTTAAGATTTGGAACGCATATGTTGTTGGAAAATATAAGACTGAGATTGAAGCAGGTAATATTGATTTTTTTATTAATAAGGATTACGCTAATGATGTATCTTCGGCGTCGAATTCGGATAAAATTATGGACTCGATCAATCGATTGCGTGAACCAATTAAACAAATGACGCCTGAGAATCAGGCGAAAACAATGAAATATATTCAAAATTTGACGAAGTTGTCGGCGTTGTGTGAGTAATCTTTCTAATCTTTCAATTAATTTAATAACACACATTTAGTTATTATTAAATTAATAGTTTTTATTTATTGTAACATTTTTGGCAATTTTTCGTATGATTTTATCTTCTTTTTCTGCGTCATTGTCACCTTTGCCTCCAAACGCTTCGATTATAAGTTTGTCATAATTAGTTGAATACTTTGAATCACTTTTTTCACAACCCGGATACTTTTCTTTAAACTCCTTAAATAATTTGGTATTTTTGTGTGTCACATACTTAATCACCTTTCTCATTTTTGATTTATCTTCATTTTCTTTTTCCCATTTATCTTCATCCTTAACATACATTACTTCTCTCTTTGAATCCGCACAATGAACCGGTCTCTTTGTTTCATCTAGTAAATTTAAGTTTTTCACTATTATACTTGAAATACCATCTACAAAACCTACTTTCCCAACATTCTCCAAATCACATAATTGTATCTTTATTGAATCCACAAAATCCATAATATTCATTGCGTCTTTGCAAGTTTCGTTTAAAAAGAATTGCAAATTAAATGTTTTATTATGTGAATTAATATTATTATTAGTAATTGAATTATTTTTGGATAACTCAATAATGGTCTTATTTTGCTCGATCATTGCTTTACTCTGTTCTATTAATATGTGTTTAAATTCGTCGTTTTGTTTTATCAATTGTATAATTATATTGGAATCTGTTATGTCGATATTGTTTAAATCAGTTATATCAGTATTTTCATCAGCGTTTTCATGACTATTTTCATCAACAGTTGTTTGACATATTTTTTTGTGTTTCCATAAACCAACTCTAGATTTATATTCCTTATTGCACTTTTTACAAATATAATCACAAATAATATTTGGGGATATTTGTGTTAACGAATCGTTAACGTTTGTTAACTGACTGTTAACTAAGACATTATTTTTATGTTTTGATGTCGTCAAATGTTTTTCAAAATCTTTTTTGTTATTTGTTTTGATGTCACAATTATCGCAACAATATTTTGGGGAATTTTGGGGAAAACAATGTACCATATTTTATATATATAGTTAACATAAAAATCCCCTAAATTCTTTTATTTTTAAATATTATAGTTTTATAAATTTGAAAAAAAAAGTTATCGTCACAAATTTTTAAAAACTTTTTTGTAACGTGACGCTAATTTTTTTTATGGTCTCAGTAAAAAACTTCAAATATTCACGTTTTTCGAAATTCCAAAAGTATTTTCATTTTTCAAAAATGGACAAAAATAAATGTCCAAAAATCACTTTTCAAAAATAATCTTGGATTTTAAAAAAATGCAACATTTTATATAATAAATTGGGGAAACTACTTAAAGAACTTTTTTGGTTATTAACTTTTATTTTTATATAGTTCAATAATTATTTTATTTTGCTCAATCAATAGTTTATTTTGTTCTATTAATGTGTTATTTTGCTCTATTAATGTATTATTTTGTTCTAAAACACTCATTGTTATTTCAGGAGTTATTTGATTATTTAATTCTTCATTATTTATATTTGAAGATTGACATTTTTGTTCATGATACCATAAACTATTTCTTGCTTTATATTCTTTATTACAATGTTTACATACAAATAATGGTTTTATATTTGTTCTATTTTTGTGTTTCAATGACAACAAATGTTTATCGTAACCAGATTTTTTAAAACATTTGAAGTCACATTCAATACAATATTGTAATTTTATATGTTCTTTTGTATTATTGTGTATTTCTAATAATTGTATATTATCAAAAACTATATTACATTTTTCACAATGAAGAGGTTGTTTTGATTTATTCTCTATAACCTTTATTGGTTTACATTTTTGTTTAGGCATTGGTTCAATACTATTTAGGGTTGCGTTTAATGAAACAAAATATTCTTGTTCTTTTTGTCTTGCTTCAAAATGGTCTTTACAATTAAAAAAGTTAATTATCTCCATATTCCAATTATCCCAACCACCATTATTTCTTATCACATCATATAACTTACACTTATAATTCGATAATTTATCATTAATGCAACCTTGTTTATGTGCGTGTTTTCTTTGTATAAAGTTAGTTGTGTGACCTACATACACATCAGTTATATTAGTATCTTTACAAGTTATTTTATAAATAATTGTACTTGAATAATCAATTATAGTTTTTGGCATAATATTATATTATATACGTGTCTTATCTTTATATGTTATTCCATTATATTATTTTAAGATTACTATAAGATTACTATAAGATTACTATAAGATAAAATCAAAACAATCCAAAAAATAATATATTTGTAA